CGATGTCAAGATTCAACCGTGGAATTTGTGGTTCACCAACAAGAGAGTGGCCAATCGTCTTTCGAATTTTAGACTGTTTCGAGGTAACTTGAACGTCAAATTCATGATTAATGGTAACTCTTTCAATTGGGGTTCTGCAATGGCTTCCTATTACCCATTGCCGAACTCTCAACGAAGTCCCTTCTATTACTCCGATATCAACTACAAGGGTGATCTCATGGCTGCCAGCCAAAGACCACACATTTTGTTGGATCCTACAACTAATTCTGGAGGGCAAATGAAGTTGCCATTCTTTTGGGATGAAGACAACTACGATATGATTAATGGCAATATGTCTGAATTTGGTGACATATGGATAGCTTCTTTAGCTAAACTTTACACCTTGAGCAGTACAGCTCCAGTGAACATTGCCGTCTATGCGTGGGTAACTGACATTGTTTTGTCAGGACCTACACAGACTAATCTGAATGGTTTGTCTCCCCAAGCTGATGAGTTTGATAATTCAGGACCTATTTCCAAACCTGCTGCGATAGTTGAGAAAATCGCTGGCAAACTTGAGAGTGTTCCTGCAATTAAACCCTATGCTATGGCGACGAAGATGGCTGCTGGCGCAGTCGGATCTATAGCGTCGAAATTTGGTTATTCTAGGCCAAGGCAAATCGAAAACCCTATGTTGTATAAAAACACGCAGAGTGCCGATCTTGCTACTATTGATGCTGTTGATACGAGTGCTGGCTTAGCCTTCAATGCGAAACGAGAAGTGTCGCTTGATCCACGTATGGCTGGATTAGGAGACACTGACGAGCTAGCATTTGACTACTTGGCGAACAAAGAATCCTGGCTGTTTAACGCACCATGGAACACTGCAGATCTGGCGAAGACGCGACTCCTCCACATACCAGTCACACCAATGTTAGCCAACGTTGATGCTAGAACGATCCCATCTACACAGAATGGTGTAAATCTCATCCCAGCCGGATTTGTTGCAGCACCATTCCGTTATTGGAGAGGAACGATGGTGGTAAGATTCCAATTCGTTGGTTCAGCTTATCACAAAGGTCGAGTCTTAGTCCAATGGGATCCGTCCGGATTCAATGGATCAGCTCCCGTCGAACAGAACGTTAGCTTTGCTAAAGTCGTCGATATTTCCAGTCAACGAGATTTTGAAATCGAAGTTGGTTGGGGAAGTCCGATTAATGCTTTGCAAACTGCTGGTATTCCACCAGCTAATACGTATAGTTTAACACCTGTCTATAATCCTAACCTCAATTTCCACAATGGCGTTGTTCGAATGTCAGTGGATACGAGGTTGGCATATATGACAACTTCAACTGATCCAGCATCATTTAATGTGTTTGTGCGGTTCAAGGACCTGGAAGTTTATGGTCCTGATTCCGATCAATTCAACTTTTATGCTCCATTCCCAGTCGGTTCTACCGACGTTCTTGCTACTCGTAGTGATGAACAAGAGTATGTTGAGCAAGCTGAAACAACCATTGGAGATGCTAAAATCCAACATGATGTCAACGCTCCTACAGGTGCGCCTTCGATACTTGAGAAGGGTGGAACTTATAGTCCTGGATCATCCGCATTTGCTCATGGAGACCCTATTCAGAGTTTCCGGCAAGCACTGAAACGTTTCTGTTTTCAGAATGCCTACGCTATCCAAGAGACTGCCACTCCTAACAATTTCAATTTCACATCAATTGGTCAGAAAATGAGACCCCTCTTTCGTGGAAAACAACCTGGAGGAATCCATACAAATCCATTACTGACAGGAGGGTCAGCTAATATCTCACCAACAACAATGTTTGCCTGGGTAGGAATGTGCTACGCTGGCATGCGAGGATCTGTAAGATACAAAGTTTTCTCACATTTTGATCCAAGATGGGAACATTGGATGCGAGTAAGTCGTTTAGGAGCTAACGGAGATTGGGGTGTTTTCCATGAAACTGTTCCTTATAGCACTCAGGAAGTGAACTTGCTTGAATTAGCAACGGACGAATCGTTCGCAGGGAGACAATTGACAACAAAGACGATGAGTCATGTTCTCGAATATGAGGTCCCATACTACACCCCAAGGAGATTTTATTATCCCTACACTAATCCAGCCGATGATGAAGACGGCGGACATCGTGTGGAGATTTTCTCCATGTCACGACCATCAGATGTTGTAGAGTCTAGGTCGTACATTGTATATTATGTCGCTGGGGGTGACGACATTAACTTTTTCTTCTTTCGTGGTGTTCCTACACTGTATTTTTATGACACGAGACCAACATAGAAAGAATGTACAAAACAAATTGGCGCTGTGGCGCGCCGCGGTCAGCAATGATCGTACCAGTTACGCTTAATTTTGAAACCAAGAAAGGTTCAACCGAGCGTAGCTCGGGGAATTTTCCTACTTGGCCACATCTTTAAAGCGGGCTGGTTACTATATACTTTTGGTCACAAAATGTAAATATGACCTGCC